CCAATACAAAACTGAACCATAATTAATATAGAAATAATAGTTATCATCTTTGTTCTATTGCAAACCATATTAAAAAAGCCAATAAAATCAACACTAAAAAGCTCATTTAAACACCTCTCCAAATTCTTTCATAAATTCTTTAAATTCCTCAGGAAACCTTTCTTTATATTTTTTTATTATTAAAAAACAATCTCTAGGAGTCACAGCATTTTTTCTATCATTAAACTCCCATGTTACAAATATAGTATTTTGTTTAGTATATCCAATATCAGGATCTAATCTATCCATGCTGAAGTTAGTTTTAGTACAATATTCTTTGGCATATCTTATATGGGTTAAAGGGACACCTGTTACTTCACAAACAAAACCTTTGTTCTTTTCATATTCTCCAACCATTTCTAAAAACATTTGTTTAGTAAAATAAATTTGATATTTGGATAAAATTTTTTCATCAAAAGTTTCTTTTTTTCTAGCTCTATAATTTGACCATTTAGAATTATAATTTTCAATTAAAAAACCGTCTTTAGTATTTCTATAAGCAGTACTTGTTTTTAAAACTCTATCTTTATTATTTTTTTTCCAAAGTTTACCTCTAGTAGAATCACATTTTTTACATAAGTTTGATAATTTATCTTTATTGTTTGGAGATTTATAAAAATCTTTAATGGGTGCGCTACTTACATAATCACATTGTCTGCATTTTTTAACAAGTGGGTTTTCAAATATTTTTAATTGGTGCATTAGTGTAATTTCCTAACTATAAAAGGTTCAATAATTTTAGCATTTCTAATAACAGTTTTTAACATGTCTTTAAATTCTGCTTCAGTTAATACGGTTTTATAAAGTCGAAGTGAAAGTGCCACCATTGTAGAAGCTACAATTTGAGCATCTTCATATTTAACAACGGCATCTAGCATCTTATCCATGACCTCGTTGTACAATATTTTTAACTTTGTTTCGTTATTTTCTAAAGATTTCTTCGTCATGCTCTCTGTATTTTTTATCTATATGACATTCAATATTAGTTACGTTTTCTTTTTCATCTAATATTGTTATTTCATATCCATATTTTCTTGGTATCACCCAATGTTTAACTGCATCACGAATAACAATTTTTTTAGTTGACGCTTTTGCCATCTTCTACCTTTCTATTTTGAAGTTCTTTTCTTAAAAAAAGAATATCTTCTTTCAACATATTAACTTCAATTTTAAGTGTTTCGTTTTGTTTTCTAAGTTTCTCAATAATCAATTCTAGATCATTGGGGCCTCTATCATTTAAACGGTTCATATTATCTGTACCATTTAAAAATCTGTATCATTATAACTACAAGAATAATTATAAGACCTATTTCAATAAGTGGATTCATTTTGATCTTTTTTTCTTTTTAGATGTTTTTTTATTACCAAAGCAATCCCATTTTTTATGGTAAGCTTTTAGTAATTTTTTTATAGCTTTTTTATAACTTGTTAGTGTCATTGTACCATCCTTGTGTAATCCATATATTGCTTTAAAGCTTTATCTGAATCTATTTTTATTTCTCCTTGGTTATTGCAATAATTACAGTCTTCATGATGATCTTCTTTTTCACCTTGAAATTTAATTGTAATATATCCGTTACCCTTACATTTTGGACAAATTGTACTACCCTGCATAGATTATCCTTTCATTTTTAGCATTCCAAACAATGCCAAGTTTTTTTAGTTTTTTTAATTCAATTAATTTACAAACTTTCTTAGATAAATAATCAGCATCAAAGCCTGCAAAATCACATGCTCTTTTGAAATTACCACTATTGTTTATAAACCAATTTTGTGCCTGTTCTTTTACTCTATAAGGTGTTGTTTTATTTTGAACATCCGATAGAGCATCATAAAGAGCTTGGCAAACCACAGCTCTCCATAATTTTTTTTCAGCCATATATTCAGATGGATGGTTTTCAACAGTATATTTATTTGCTAAATTTTCCATTCATCTTTCTCACTTTCTCATTTACTAACATTTTAACTATTTGACTACGACTTAATTTTAAATCGTCATCAATCATTTTTGTTTGTAGTTTAGTAAGCTTTGCGTAAGTATCATTATCGACGGTTACGTTTTTATATTTACTAAAGTCAGTCATTATTAACCTTTCTATTTGTTTATTTAATGTATATAGGATATTACATTAAATAAGTCAAGTGTCAACTATCTTCTTCCCTGACCTTTATATTCTTTTCGCGTATTACGTTTATTAGGTTTTTTAGCGTGTCGTCCCGGTCTTTTCTTATTGGTTTGCTTTATAAAAGCACCAGAACCATTACTTATCTTTCTTGCCATGTATAAGTTGTTTTAATTTTTTATTTATAGGCATATATTTAATAACGCCATTGACATGCTGTGTTAATTCATCACCACAACTTGCACATTTATATATATTATCTAATATAGATATCAAAGAAGTTAACTGTTTACATCCAGGACAAATTCCATGGACAATTAATGTTTCAATATTAATTTTTTTCATACCATTGGATAGTATATAACTGCATCTTTTACTTTACTAGCTCTTAAATATTGTTTTCTATTACCATCTTCATCATTATAACTACAATGAATCCATCCAGAGTTAGGGTCATTAGGGTTCCAAAATTCTAATATACATTGATCGTAATCAAGATTTTTTACGATCCAATCGCTTACTTCTCTATTATGTAGGCCAAATATCTCAAAATCAGCTGCTTGCCCCTTAGTATGTTGACTCTTGCTGCTCGATCCTATTCGCTCGCATAAAGCCACTGATCGATAGCCTGAGGAGATAGACACCGGCATTTTAAAATGATTTCTAACAGGTTGTAAAATATTTTTACAAAGCAAAATTAAATTAGTTATTTGTTCTTCATTAGGTTCATTATCAATTCCTAAACGAATAGCTTCTTGTGATTTAATTAATTCGTCTAATGTAAAATTCTCACTTAGTAACATTTCTTAATCTATTAATAACTTCTATAACGTGTTTTTCATATTCTTTGTTCGTAGAAAAACTATCTAATGCTTTTGCCATTCGAATAGGATCTCTATTAAATGACATATCTCTAGCTTTTCTAAATTCTGCATACACTTGTTTTGTATTTAGAATTTCTATGTAGTTTCTAACAGAATCGCATTTAGTTTTAAAGACTCTTATGCGCCATTCTATATGTTCTTCTTGTCTATAAGGTAATATACCATCTTTTGACCATACTCGTATACCAAATAGATTGTTTCCTTCTCGTGCAAACCGAGATGTTCCATAGTTAGATTCAACAATGGCTTGAGCTACGATTAGTTCAGTATTTATATGGTTTTTTGTGGGTATTTCAAAATTGAGGTAGGCTATACATTTTTTAAGAGATGTAACAAACTCTTCATTATTGTGATATTCAAACCTTGGAGGTCCAAACCCTAGGCTTTTAGCCCAGGCGATAATGGCGTTTTCAGTTTTTTTCTTTGCGACTGGATTCGGAAAGAACGTACCTAGAATAAAAGCTATTAGAGCTATTATTAAATATTTCCAGATCGTTATAATCTTTGTTGTCATAGCATTTACAGTGATTTAATAAGCAGCATCCAACTGCTAGATTGTTGATACAATTAATCTTTGTTTTTAATTTGGTAGAACATTTCGTCATCTCCTTCAGTTAACCAATTTTTATTTTCAACATTCCATTCAGTAGTTTGGACTTTATAGTCTGGCACAGCTGAATTGTTAGTGAAATTAGGCACATTCCAAAGAATGCGATTGTTAGGCTGAGCAGCGAAATTGCCGTTAGTGAGCTTGATAAAATGAGCACACTTATGTTCTGAAACCATTTCAGAATGTTCAGTATTGAGGATATTAACATCTGGATGAGCCCAGTCAATAGTAAATAAATATTCTCCATTGTATGTATTTCCTTTGTTAAAATATTTACAGGATTGACCTTTTAAAAAATCAAAGCAGATAATGTTAGGAAAATAACTAAATGAATTCCATAACTCAAGATCATTGATATTTTGGTCTGGGACGTTTCTGCGATCAAACCCTTTTTGAATAAAAGCGCTGATAGGTAGTCTGTAATAAATTGCACCTGATTCAAGTATACAATGAAATAATATTGCGCGGCCAGGTATACTCGCAATGCCAAATACCACACAGTTTTCAATTTTTCCGTGATGCTGTTTAAAGTCATATAAATATTCCTTCCTTATATTACAATATAAAGGAGGTATGTTAGCATTAAGATAAGACATGATCAACCATTAATATCTCCCCAGTTTTCACCAGATTCGTAATCTACTTTATTAGGTATTGCTAACTGTACTGCGTTTTCCATTATATCTATAATTTTTTTAGCTTGATTGTCATCTATTACAGATATGTCTAATTCATCATGAATTTGTATATGAGGAACAATTCCTTCTTTATATAAATTTAACATTGCTTGTTTAGTCATGTCTGCAGCAGAACCTTGTATTAATTTATTTAATGCTTTGTATGTAAAACATCTTTTAATTTTTGGATTAGCTTTTAATTTTTCTACATCAGCTTCAGGATATTTAGCTAACCAATTATCTACAAATTTTTTAATAGCTTCATCTCTTGTCATAGGTGTAGACATTGTACCTTTTCTAAATTCATCTACTTCCCATTTATCAAACCTACATTTTCTTCCTAATAAAGTTTTAATGTAACCATTAGTATTTGCTAATCTTAGTGTATGCGCCATTAATTCTTTTACAAATGGAACATTGTCATGATACTGATTAAATAAATTTTCAGCTTCTGCTTTTGTACTTAATCCAAGTTCAGCTTGTAATTTAGCTTTACCCATTCCATAAAATAAACCTAGATTAATTGTTTTAGCTTGTGATCTAGATATACCGGCCATATCTGCAACTGTTTGGTGGAAGTCTACATTGTTGTTATTAAATCTATCTACAATGTTTTCAACAGCTTCATCATCACATATAGGTGCTTCTGTGGCTGCATAATGCACAACAAGTCTTGGTTCTTGTTGAGAATAGTCAAAACAACCCCATTTATGACCTTCTTCTGGTATGAATAATGATCTAATCATAGGACCTAAATCTTTATTTCTAGCAGGTATTTGCTGTAAATTAGGATTAGAATAACTAAATCTACCTGTTACAGTTCCACCTGAATCTGATCTAATTGGATTGATGTCAGCATGGATTCTTCCTTTGTGTTCAAATCTTAAAATCGTATCAATAAAAGTTGTATGAGCTTTGTTTATTTCTCTTGCTTTCGCAATCATTTGAACTATAGGGTGTTTGTGTTCTTGTAAAAAATTTTTTGTGAAAGAAGGTGCAAATGATTTCTCAGTTCTTTCGTAGTGTAAACCAAGCTTATCAAAAACTGTGGCAATTGATTTTGCAGCCCAAATTTGAGGGTCTATCCCTGTTTCTTGTTTTACTTTTAATAATAAGTCTTTTTCTTGTGATGTTAGCTTTTGTTTCAGGAGTTTTGCTTTCTCTACATCAACTCGGACTCCTTTAAACTTCATATCAATAAGGCAAGGAAATAAATCAGTTTCTAATTTAAATATTGGTTTTAATTTTTGAAATTCTATTTCTTTTGTTAATACTTTAAATAATTCTAATGTAAGCTCAGCATCTTTTTCAGCATAGGACCCAACATACATCGCTGGAAGTTTATACATTTCAGACTTAGGATCTATTCCCCAGGACTGTGCTGCTTCATTTAATGCTGCTTCATTTTTTGTTTTACCTAAATAATCAAATGCAACACTATTCAACGAATACCATAATCTATTTTCATCAGTTAAAGATGTCATAACCATTGTATCTACAATTTCACCATTTATCTTGACGCCTGCCGCTCGTAACCAGCATACGTCATACATTGCATTGTGAAATAATTTAGTATTAGGTGCGGCGCAAACTTCTTTAATCCACGCCATAACTTTATCTTTATCCATGTTTCCACCACCTTCATGAGCTATTGGATAATAAGCTGACCATCCTTCTACAGCTACTGCAATACCTACAATGTTACCATGACCTACAATAGAACCTGATCCTCTTGATTTAAGATCTGGGTCTTTAGTTTCTAAGTCAATAGCAACATGACTATATCCTTTTAAACTTGGAAAATTTTCAGGACAAATCCATTCTTTCTGCGCTTCAAACATTTATATTCCTTTCAAATAACAATAAAGACATAAGACTGTAAATAATCCCATAAGAAACACTGCTGTCTTTGGTTTTCTAAATCTCATAATCTCTTTCTATTATCATTTCTAAATAATGTATTGCTTTTAAAATATCTTGCTTCTTACCTTTGTCTTGATGTCTGCAAATATATTTAATTGCGTTACCTTCAGCAAACAGTATCTTATTTTCATTAATAAATCTAGATGGTTGTATCTTATATTTTTTATAATGACTTCCACCTACTTGTTTAAAGAACGCTTTATTGCTCATATTGGATCTCCTACGCTGTAATTATATTCTTCTGTTGATTGCATAATATATAAGTTCTCCTTAGTTCTGGTTACACCTACAAAAAACAATCTGTGTTCAGGATTAGGATTTCTTCTTGCTGATTCATATATGACTCTTTCAAGGTCAGTAAACAAAACAACGTTCTCGCATTCTTCACCTTTCACATTGTGTATTGTAGATACTTTAATTCTTGGTTTATCAAATAGATTATCTCCACTTGCTAATAATTCTTTCATGTATAATTTACTTTCTTGTGGAATGTTTAATTGTTCCCAACTTCCATAAATTTCTAATCCATGATCCATTCTAAGATCATCTAAATCTACATAATCTACATTTTCTAATGATTTGCCTTCTGAAAATCCTCTTCTAACATGATTTAATTTGTAACTTAAATATTCGTAAATTAATTTTGCTTCTTCTCCACCAACGGATGCTCCCTGATTTAATCTTACCCAAACTCTATAAGCTTCTAATAATTCATTTGGCAATAAGTCATTGATTTTACTATCAAATCTTAAACTTAAGGAAGTTAAATAATCTCTTATTGGATATAACATTTTATTAGTTCTAGCTATAATCATCCATTGTCCTTCATTAAAATCTATATTCTCCATGCTTTGATTTAAAAATACTTTTCCCTCAGCATCTCTTGGTTTCCAATCTTTAATCATTCTATTATCAATATTTTCTAATACACTTAAAGCAACTTTATGAACTGCTCTTGGAACTCTTCTTGATTCAACTCTTGGATCTTTCTCACCTTCTAAACTTATAAATATATTTTCATCAGCACCTTGAAATGTATAAATTGTTTGATCGTCATCCCCTGCAATGAAAGATCTTTCACACTTTGATTCAATGTAAAAGAACATATCCCATTGCAGAGGATTCAGATCTTGTGCTTCATCAAGAAAGACAGCTGTGAGTGGGGGACATTTATCTTTCTCAACAAACTTTTTAATCATATCGGAATATTCAATCATTCCTGTTTGTTCTTTATATGATTTTAAATCGGCATCAATCTGTTCTGTTAACCATATGTCAACAGAATGTTGTAAATCTAATTCTACTGCTGCATCAACTATTGGAATTTTTTTAGCTCTTGAATATTCAATAATTTTCATATGATGATTTTTATATTGAGGTATTCCTGAATCGTTTATATAAGATTCAAAAGACATATCTTTACATATCTGTGAAAAATTTTTAAATGCTTTCCATTTAGCATCTTTTAATAATTGAGAATTAGTATCAATACTAAGTTGTCTTGTACCTAAAGAATGCATAGTACATATATAAGGAAATTCACTTACTTGAGGAAAAGTAGATAATATTCTTTTTCTAGCTTCATTTGTTGCAGCATTACTAAATGTTAAGTAAGCAATTCTATTTGTTGAAGTCTTATGTTCCTCAATTTCTTTTTTTAAATAATGATTTATCAAATGATATGTTTTTCCTGTTCCAGGAGGTCCTGGAATAATTATTCTTTTCATACTAAACTAGATTCTTTCATTTTTGTTTGTCTTACATTTGGTTTATCTAATTTAATAGTTTCCATTTTCATTGCTCTAATAAGTTTCTTTTCTATAGAGATTCTTTCTTCTTTAGCTCCAAACAATTCACTTAATAATCTTAAAGTTCTTTGTTTTTGTAATACCCAAGATTTAGATCTTTGTAAATATTTCCAAAAATCAGAAAATTTAAAATAAGAATGTCCATCTTCTGTAAATGGTAAACCTCTCATTACATCAGTTAATTTTTTACCAGGCGCTTTATTTATAAAGTCAGCAAGTAAATCTTTCATTTGTACATCTACCTTAGCTGAATCTGGTGCATCTAATACTTGAAGTTTTTCAAATAGTTTAACTAATTGTTTTCTCCATATAATTTTACCTAATGGAAGCATTGGTTTTGATATTTGATTCATACATGCCACTGAAAATTTTTCAGGATCATGTAATGTAACATCATCTACTTCAACACTATCCCCATCAATATTAACAAAATATAATGGAGGATCTGATGGATATTTACTTATTCCTGTTATTTCTGGTGGTGGTACATCATCTCCAACTCCAAATTCTCTTTTAGAACATAACTTAGAATTACAAAAACTAACAATAGGTTCTAATTTACATTTATAACGATAATCCTTTTTACCAACTGATTCTATAGATCTTGTTATTTCTACATGTTGTAATGGCGGTTTCATAAACTGTTCATTATAAACATACATCTTTGCTTGCCATTCATTTGGAAATCTTTTCTTTAAATAAACACCAATGTTATACATCATGTCATTTCTTCCACCTTCCGGCATTCCATCTTTTAAAATTGTTTGTAAACAAGGTGGTGCACCTTTTAAAAAATCATCATTGTTATCTGTTTCAGTTATTTTTAAATTAAATAATTCTTTTTCTGTTAAAGAATATTGATCGTATAGTTTAAAGAAATCTTCTAGTTTTAATGGTTCACCATTATCATCAAATGCAAATCTAACTGATTTATTACTTCCATGATAGGGAACATTTAAAAAACTTCCTGTATCTCCTCTTTCAGCTCTAATGTAATCTTGTTTTGGAAATATTTCTGCTTTTGCATATCCAAGTATGCCTGCAATCTTTTTTAATCTTTCTCTCATTAAACTTGCTGCAACAAATTCTTTTGTAAATAAAAATACATGAGCACCACCTGATTTTGATCTAAATAAAATCATAGGTATATCTTTGTCTCTAATCTTTTTTATAAAAACTTTATGATCAAATGGGTAAGTATCAATATCAATACATCCCCATTTACATTTATTATCTTCTCTAATTGGAACTATTCCTAATGCTGGTTCATCACCATTTAAATGTGCTTGCCATAATAAATCAGTTACAGGTTTTTTTATTGTAAATGATTTAGCTTCGTGTTTTCCATTCTCTGAAAATTCTTCTGTAACTTTAGTTTGACCGTATGCTGTTTGCAGGCCAGCAAATACCTCTTTGAATCTTTCTAACATTTTCCACTCTCATTTATTTGGGTGGTATTTCTACCACCCAATAGGTTTAATTATTTTCCTGTAGCTAATGATTGATAGAACTGTTTAGCTCTTTCATACACTGCTGCGTCTTGTACTGGACCAACTTTCTCAATGCTGTATCCGTACCATTGATTTCCTTTTCCGGAATTCAATACAGTTTTTACCCTATAAATGTGGCTAAATGATGGTGGAGTATATATTCCATTTTTTCCATCTAATGTTATAGACATCATCATAGCATTCCATTTTCTGCTAATCTTACCTTGAGATGAACTCATAGATATAAGAGCAGTTTCTGAAGTACCATTATCTAGAATTAAAACAAAATGTTGACCAACCGTTAAGATATAATTACCGTTTGGTAATCTATCTTTACCCATTTGATCTTTAGTTGTTTTAGTTAAGATGTCTGAAGTATCTGGATAGATTTGTTCAGGTCTTCCTGATCCTGTTCCAAAATCTGACCATTCTTGATACTCTAATTTATAATGACAAGGAACTACATCTATTCCTTTTGCGCCATCATAAACTTTCTTTGTTACTGTATTT